AGCAAGTTGGGCATTGACGGAGAACCCATCTTCAACGGGTCTGGCAAGGTAATGAAAGGCCCCAACTATCACAAACCTAATCTGGAGGACCTCGTTTAATGAACGACTACGGCCCCACTCTTCCCATCTCAAAAGAAAAACGATGTTGGGATTGTGGTGTGACTAAGAGTAGTGGCGATTTTCATAAAGGTGCCGACAGGTGTAAAGAGTGCACTAAGGTGTACTCCGCAGATTACAGAAAGAACAACAAGGAGAAGGTCCGGGAGACAAACAAGAAATCCTATTTAAAGAACAAGCCTGCATACCTTCGGAGGGTGGAAGAAAGGCGTATAAAGAGAGTATACGGACTCTCTACCAAAGACTACGAAAGTCTCTTTGAAGTTCAGGAGAATAGGTGCCTCATCTGCAACAAAGAAGGAGGAGCTAAAGGAGCAACAAAACTAGTGGTGGACCACAACCACGATTCAAGAAAAGTCAGGGGTCTTCTCTGTCGTCAATGTAATACCGCTTTGGGAGGGTTTAAGGACGACATAGGATTGCTGAAGAAGGCTGTAGAATACATGGAGAATACAGATGGATGAGAAGTTTGGACCTACTCTGGGTATTTCGTCCGAGATTCATAAAATGAAGTACCGTGGTGAGGGTGAGACATTCAAAGAGGCAATGACTCGTGTAGCAGACGGACTGAAAGACAATGAAGAACACTTCAAAAACTTCCGAGACATCCTCTACAACCAACGTTTCCTCCCAGCAGGACGAGTCCAAAGCGCAGTTGGCAGCCCTCGGGAAGTCACCCCCTACAACTGCTTTGTCTCAGGAACAATCGAAGACAGCTTCGACTCCATCATGGACAAGGCCAAGGAGGCTGGAGTTACTATGCGCCTTGGCGGAGGCATTGGTTATGATTTCTCTACTCTCCGCCCCCGTGGTGCTCTTATTCGTAGTCTCGATAGTCGCAGTAGTGGGCCACTTTCCTTTATGGATGTATATGATTCTGTCTGTGGCACTATCAGCTCCGCTGGTCATAGGCGTGGTGCTCAAATGGGCGTGCTCCGAGTAGACCATCCAGACATTGAGGAGTTTGTAACGGCTAAGACGAACGACCACAAGCTAACCAACTTCAACATCTCTGTCGGTGTAACAGATGAGTTCATGGAGGCAGTGAAGAACGATGCTATGTTCAACCTTGTCTTCGATGGTCGCATTTACAAGACAGTGAGGGCCACCCTGCTGTGGGACAAAATCCTCCGCAGTACATGGGACTGGGCTGAACCGGGGGTATTGTTCATTGACCGCATCAACAATAAAAACAACCTTCACTACTGTGAAACTATCGCTGCCACAAATCCTTGCGGTGAGCAACCTCTACCTCCCTATGGTGCCTGCCTTCTTGGAAGCTTTAATCTGGTAAAGTACATTGGTCAGATCAGCGAAATAGAAAATGGTGGGGTAAGGTATAGTTCAGTTGACTTCTCTGACCCTAATGGTCATTTCAGATTTGACTACGAACTGTTCAAGCACGACATCCCCCATGTTGTACGTGCTATGGACAATGTGGTTGATAGGGCCACCTACCCCATGGAGAAGCAAAGACAGGAGGCTTTGAACAAACGACGCATGGGCTTGGGCCTCACTGGTGTGGCTAATGCAGGGGAAGCTTTGGGCTTTGAGTACGGCTCTGACGAGTTCATTGAGTGGATGGGAGGTGTGATGGAGGTTCTCCGGGACACTGCCTACCGTAGCTCTGTCTCTCTTGCTCTTGAGAAAGGTCCCTTCCCTCTCTTCCATGCGGATGAGTATGGAGGCACCTTCTTCGACACTCTGCCTGAGGACCTTCGGCGTGACATCAGAAACTACGGCATTCGTAACAGCCACCTGCTTAGCATTGCTCCTACAGGAACCATTAGCCTCAGTGCAGACAACGTGTCCTCAGGCATTGAGCCAGTGTTCAGCCACTACTACGACCGTACCATCCAGACCTTCGACGGACCTAAGGTGGAGCGGGTTGAGGACTACGGCTATCGTGTATTTAGAGTGAAAGGAAAGACAGCCAATGAGCTTAGTGTCATGGATCATGTTCGGGTTCTCAATACTGCTAGTGCTTACGTCGATAGTGCTTGTAGTAAGACATGCAATGTTGGAGATGATGTATCGTGGGACGAGTTCAAAGAGGTCTATATGGCTGCGTATGATGGAGGTGCTTCTGGCATTACCACGTTCCGAGCAGCAGGTAAACGCTACGGTATTCTCAACGCGTCGAAAGACGAAGAAGTAGCAGAAGAACCGGAGAAGCAAGTGGATGATTTCGTCTCTGAAGACGAAGGCACTGCTTGCTACTATGATCCGGTGACAGGACTGAGGACATGCGAATGAGAGACGTTTATGAATCTGGTACATACATATCTGATACCATCACTGATAAAGAGTACCTAGCTAAGTTGATAACCTCCTTCCCTCATAAACTCCTTCGTATGAAGCAGGACTTAGAAAGGGACACTGGTGCTAGCTATACTATGTCCACAACAGGTTCATACAACGAGAAGGAAGGTCGGATGGAGTTTGTCACCTCTTTCAGGAAGGGGGGAACATAAAATGAAAGCCACACTAATAGACCACATGGGAACCGACTTGTCCGTGGTTAATGCTGCGCGGGTCAGCTTTGATAAAAGAGCCTCCGAGTACTCAGACGAAAAGAACGAAAGACTCATTAGGTATCTGGCGAAACACAACCACAAGACTCCTTTCGGACACTGTTTTGCTAGTTTTCATGTGAAGGCTCCTATATTTGTGGCTAGGCAGCTTATGAGACACCAATATCTACGCATCAACGAAATCAGTAGGCGGTATGTGGACACTGAGCCTGAGTTTTACATCCCCGACAAGTGGAGAGGCAGGGCAGACGACAAGAAGCAGGGTAGCAGTGATACCCCTGTTGACTGGTGGACTATGGACAGCAACCTCCCTGCCCAATACATGGAGTCTCTTGTTGACTTATACGAGAGAATGCTAGATGAGGGTGTGGCCCCTGAACAAGCCCGCATGGTGCTGCCTCAGTCCACCTACACAGAATGGTACTGGTCGGGCAGCCTCGACGCCTTCGCTAACATGTACAACCTACGCATTGACCCACACTCGCAGAAGGAAACACAACTTGTCGCACAGCAGATTGGAGGACATCTTGCAAAACTCTACCCCACAAGCTGGGAGGCTCTGACAAATGCTGGTTAAAGAGCTTTCCTCAGGCTACTATGAAGTACGCCATCCAGACACTGACCGTACTGTCGTTGTGCTTAAAAAGAAGCCTAGTCGTGAGACCCTTTATCTTCTTGAGTCGAGCTATTCTCGTGGGTTCTACGACGGTAAAGCTTCTATAACCTCCCCACTTCGAGAAATTCTAAAGGAGATTTTTCATGAATGACAACGTAGACAGTCCCTTTCACTACGGGCAGGGTTCCATTGAGTCCATCGAGTACATTAAGGACATGCTCACACAGGAGGAACTCATTGGCTTCTACCGAGGGAACGTAAGCAAATACCTGCACCGATGGAGGTACAAAGGAAAGCCAGTGGAGGACTTGAAGAAAGCACGTTGGTACTTGAACGCTCTCATTCAGGAGGTGGAGAAGAAATGAACGAACTTCAACTGAAAATCACAGCCCTCACCATGGTAGCAGAGGCTTATGAATCCGACAATAAAAAAGACCTCCTCAGCCAAGCCAAGGAGGTTTATGAGTGGCTCAAAGACAGTGATCCTGTAGAGCCTGTGAATCTCAATGTTGTCAAGAAGGACTTGAACTGATGTGGTATTTGCTCCTAACCATCTGCCTTAGTGGGGAGTGTCAGGTGTATCCCTTTATGGAGTCTGCACAAGAGCGTCACCTCCATATCATCGACTCTCAGCAAGAATGCATTGACTTGTCTTACGAGAAGGTGGACCAACTAAAGGAGGCCCTGCCTGAGGCGTCTGTCTTCCCCCTCTGTCAGCCCTTAGGTGAGCCCGCCTAAAACTCTATGTAGTCACCGAAGCTCCGACCAGCTACGAATGGAGGGGTCTCCAAGACTGAAGTTACCGCAACGGTAGTAGTGGTTGTCAGGGACCACTGCGGACACGTACCCAACAGTGGCGTCAAGGCCGAGCAAGTAAATATCAGCCACCTCAACCCACGTAGAGTTGTCTGTGCTCACTTGGAAGTTTCCGTTAGAGTTGCCGTTCCTGAACACTACAACATTCACTTGGATGGGAGAGCCAGTGGTGTTCTGATAGGACGTATCAAGAGCCCTGCTGGCACTCACATCCTGCCAAGTCTGCCCAACACCCAACCCGGAAGCAGACACATCGGCCCATTCAGGAGCAGTGGCCCCTGAGTTGGTAGTGAGCACTTGGTTTGCTGTGCCAATACCTAGGTTCACAAAGTCAGTACCATCAAAGTAAATCACATCCCCTGCCGTAGGGGCCAGAGCAGCAATGTCGTCTAGGTAGTTGTCTTGCTCTTGTGCGCTAATCTCTGTACGTACATCAGCAGCAGTGGTGTCCTTGAAGATGGCAATGCCAACAGTGCCTGCACCGAGGTTAGCCAAGGCGGTGTCTGCATCAGCTAGGTCAGACAGATCGTTAGCTGCAAGCAAGTCACCAGTACCTGCACCAGCAGCACCCTTGGAGGCGACAAGCTCCCACTTACCAGCACTGAGGTCAGTGGAGAAGGTGCCCGAGGTGTGGTCCTCCAGATTAGGTTTGTGATAGTTGGGGCCTTTCATTACCTTGCCAGACCCGTTGAAGATGGGTTCTCCGTCAATGCCCAACTTGC